ATCTCGCTTTCATTACATGCTTGCAAAAATTGCACCCCTCCATTATAATCTCCACATACGGCAATGACATTAAAATTTTCTAAACAATAAAGAAAATATCTAATATGATGCTTTAAAGATGTTCCCGCTAGGGCATAACTATGTACAAGCGTTGCTTTTTGCTCTTGTTCGTTTAACTTCAAAATCTGAATTGCAAAATCGTCAGAGCTTTCCGTTTGAGACCATGACGGATCAAAAGCCAAAACATAATCTGCATCGGCATCGCCCTGAATCTCGACAGATGGAGACTGGCCATCCGGAACCGTACACAAAGCCATTTTGCTTGTTTTGAAATACCCCGCGCTATCATCTGTGAAGACCGCCCCAAATTCTCGCTCAAACTGAGAAGTGCTCATGGTGCTTTTTGCTTGGTTGATAAGATTTTGATCATAAAGCTGCTCAGGGGCACAATCATAAGAAAAGTGCATAATGCACCTAGAAGCCTTATCTTTTTGTTCTTCTCGCGTAATGCTAAGCTCAAACTGTTGGTACAGTTTATAAAGATATTCGAACTTGTAGGAGGCTGAGGAGAGGGCTATCAGTTTATTGTTAGGCCAAATATGCCTTTCCCTCTCTTCCATTTGCCCTTCTTCGATCAATTTGGTTTCCAGCTTATGCAAGTCATCACGCTGTGTAGGGTTTGTTACCACGGATAAAAAAGGAACAATAACTTCGTTGTAAATCCTTTCAGGCATCAACAAAAACTCATCAATGATAATGCGATGAAACCTAAACCCACGTAACTTCTCTCCGTCTCCCAACGGTAATGCGCGGATACGGCTTGTGCCAATTTCCATTAGCCACTCATCGTTACTCTTCGAGACCTTAGTAATGCATTGTTGGAACAATCCCGCGTCTGGATGCATGGAGATATCTTCGATCTTCTTAAAGATCATTTTTGCCTGTCTGAAAGACTTGGAAAGTATGCCAATTTCTACCCCTTGGTTTAAGATGGCGTCTAAGGCGGCAAAAATACCGGTCGTAAAAGACTTGGACATTCCTCGAGACCACACCCCTAAAAAATAATCCGTCTCAAACATACTTTTAACGGCCATGTGCTGAAAGGGAAAAAGCTTAATTCCCATCATCAACTCTGCCGTAAAGGTAATATTATTTCTTAAGAACTCATAGAGGGCAATCTTCGCTTCTCTTTCCTCTAGAAATCCTTTGATATCTTTGAGCTCTTTGTTAGAGCGGCATATCTGAGGGGGTCTATTCTGCGTTCCTTCTATCCAGCTCATGGTCTAAAAAATATTGCATGTCCGTGCTCCACACTTCTTTGCCTTTGTAAAGCAATCGAGGAATAATTTCCTCTGACATTTTTCGACTGCCACTAAATAAAAACTGACAATGTCCGTGAAACTCATAACTTAAATCTCTAACCCTTTTCAAAATAAAATCAATATTTGCCGCTCGCTTAAATGCCCTGCTTGCCTTAATCATTTTTTGAGGAGTCGACTCAATAACTATAAACAAATAAGAATCCAATTCTTTAACCCGTTGCAACTCTCTTCGAAAACGTTCATAGTTCTGGTTACTTAAGGTGGCATGTAGATCAGAGCCTGACTTACGGTCTACGTAAGTATAAGAATAATGATCACCAAAAAGAGTATAGTCTCCGACGTCTAGCTTATGGGCATCAGTCTTAAAAGAAAAACTAAGCGGAGACTGTTCTCTAGTATCAATAGCAATTCTCAGGTTCTCCGGCAGTTTAAAAGTAAAAAATTTCCTAGGCAGGTTCTCTCCATACAAAGGGCGTAAGCCAACCTGCTTTACGGCCTCATTATAACTGCCAAATATTTTTCTGTAAGTATCTATGTCTGGCAAAAAACAACTTTTGGCCTCCAAGTGGAAGGGAGCATAGTGTCTATCTTTTTTGAGTTGCCTTTTCTCGATCAACCCTAAAATATATTTTCCTACTTCTGGCGCAGGGGCTTTAATGCACCATTTTTTAAGCTGTTGCTTTGTGGAAAAATCCCTCTCAAAATACTCTTCAAATTTCTTAAACGGCAACGGTTCTCCCGTAAGCTTGTTTACGCGGGGATAATGGAGGGTATAATATTCTGCCAAAGATAAGCCGTGCTGTTTTAGGTGTTTGTGCAATGACCCCCTCCCTTCAAACTCCTTCTTGCATTCTGCGCAACGAAATATTTTTTTGCAGACTCTTTCCATCAGATGATCTCCTGTCTGCTAATGCCTAAAACTCGGGCTTTCCACTCGTTCATTTTCTCTATCTTATCTGCCTCTTCTTCGACAGATTGTTTTTGCATATCTGCCATTTTGATCATTAGGCGTCGCTCCTCCTCTTCTTGAAAAAGATGCACTAACGCCAATACTGAAGCGTTGCGTTGGTGCTGATTGGCTACCCTCTTAGCGCGTTCACCGTTTAACTTAGCAATCATTTTATCAATACGATTTGTACATTGATTGTATTCTTCAGACTTAGTTTTTAACATCTCAGTCAAACGCATAGTTAAATCGTTTTGTCCTTCAGTGTCATCAAACATCAAGTTGAGCTTTTGTTTTTGTTGTTCGATTTCTTTAAGATTAATGTAATCCATGCATACATTAATATATAAATTTAATTCATCTGAAGTCAAATCAGGCTTGTCCCACGTAGACCGGATAAACTCTGACTCTAAAAGTTCTCGATTTTGCTTTGTAGGATAAGCGTTGATCACCTGTATGAATCTAGGGGCGGATAGATATGTCAATACTTTTTCAAGACACTTCTTATCTGAGACGCTTATCTTACCAATCTCAAATTCCTTAAAAACTACTTTGTTAACTTTTTTTATAACAGTAGTCATAATTTTGGGGGGCGCATAGCGGTCTCCTGTTATTTCGTCTCGCAGATTAGTTACATTGGGAAATTCTTTATTAATAAAATCAGACAGGGCAATGAATTTTGCGCTTTCGTAAAAGCCCCTATGGTTCGTCTCGTCCTTCCACAGAAGTTGGGCGATTTCCCGTTTAGTCATCTCTGCGCAATAGTGGCGATGCACAAAATCCTTTTCACTGTCTTGCAGAAAATATTTACTGCTTTTTTTCTTGACTTTTGTTCGATACTCAAATCCTTTTTCCACCCAAAACTTTCTTAATGCTCTCCCGCGGATTGTGCTCCCTTTTTCATTAGGATCATCAAACAATCTTTTTGCGGCTTCATTCAAATCCCCATCCAACTCTTTGAATAGTTCGATGCCGCTCTCTTTTTCTTGCTTTGAAAGAACGTAATTACTCATAAAAAATATCCTCCTTATCTATAATCTTTTTTGCCATGTTTTTGTATTGATTTTTTAAATTTTTAATTTGCTTGTATCCTGCTTTTCTTCCCTTCTCGTTACTTTTGTATCCTAAGATTCGTGCGACCTCATCTTCGTCTATACCGTCTATAAACAACATCTTATATACAAAAAAGTGCCTAGGAGTTAGATGCCTCTCCATTTTAGAGTGAAGCGTGAATGTTGCTCTGCTTATATCGAAGTGATCTGAAGGGAGGGTGGTGTTTTGGGTGTAAGCATGGAACTCTAATGAAAGGGGCATCTTTATGTCATATGCATTTTTTTTTGTTTTTTCCCATTTTGCGAAGAGGTCACATTCGTTGCACTGGAGCCCGCTAGGTGTTGAAGCGCATAGTGCTGAAATTTGGTCGTTGCGTTGCTCTTTCGACTGGTTGTACTCGCAATTTAGACATGGCCGTGCAAAGTTAGAATAATTATTACGTAAAATATTTTTTAATTGATTCGAAATGATTTTATTCACCCATGGCTCAAGGGGTCGGACCTGATCCCAGAGCTCCCATTTTTTAAAAATATGAGCGCGAATAATTTGAGCTACATCATCAAAATCAAACCACGCAATGGCGTGCAAATGCCACTTGTAGTATCTTTTGCGTATCTCGTTATCTATTACGTCAGCTTTGTCTTCGTATTTTTCATTCTGCTCCATCCTTAGTTATTGCAGGCTGCTGCCTTGATGACGCACATTCTGCCATAGATCGAGCAAGAAAATTTTCCTTAGTTTCTGGTGTATGTTTCTTTGGGCGCCCCTTTGTGGGGGACGTCTCACTTATTCGAGAAACGGGAGCCATTGGACTCTGGAATAAATCTGCTAGACTTCTTTTCCCGTCTTCCATATCAATAGAGTATTCGAGCCCCTCAAGGTGGGGGATCTCCTCTTCTATTTCGTCTGTATCTTCTGCCGCGGCACTTACGTCTCCAACCTTAATTCCACATATTTGACAGAACTTAGGCTTATTAAGAGTATAAACGGTCTTCGCACCACAATCAGGACAAAATATAGTCGCCATTTTTATATATTTTTAATTTTTGGGATGTTTTCAATTTTATTTACTATAAATTTTAAAATTTCGCTTCTCATGATGTCATCTGTGGTGAACTCAAAACAATGAATGCCCTCGTCTGAGCTTTCCTCATTATTAAAGGCTTTCCACATTGTCCGGAAGCCTGTTTTGCCGTTAATATCTGACTGGAGTGGGTCCCCGCAAATGAACATTTTTGTCTTTTTGCCAATTCGTGTTACTAGAGTCACCAGCTCTTTAAGCGTGAAGTTTTGAGATTCGTCAGCAATAATTAACTTATTGGACCAATTGGCTCCCCTTAAGTAATTAACGGGTGCGGCTGAAATAATCTTTTCTTCTGTAAGCATTTTAATTTGAGTGTTTTCTAAAATCTCTTGCATCTTATCGGTTAAAGGCATCATGAATGGATGAAATTTTTCTTCCACATCCCCGGGTAAGTGCCCCAAACCCCTATCTGCGCTTTCTACTATCGTCCGAACATAAAAAATATCTAAATCATTATTTTCATTAAAAAGCCTCAGCGCTGAATAGACTGACATGAATGTCTTTGCGCATCCCGCGGGACCTGCTATAAACATTATTTTTGTTGTTTCGTCGAATGCTTTTCGTAAAAAATCTTTTTGTTTATCGGTTAAATCAAAATGTTTAAAGTTTAGTCTATACTTGCTTTCCGTTATCGGCAAAATTTTTTCCGTTACTTTAGGTTTCTTACGCCTAGTTACCATATGTTCGTATATAATTACACTTGACTAATGATTTGTCCCCTTTATTATAAAAAGAAATGATATTTCATGTCTTGTCAATTCCGATACACCCTACTTGCAAGGAAATCACCATTTGCGCATTTACCCAAAAAGTTTACAAGTTTTGTGCCGAAATGTTCAAAAGAGGGCACACTGTTTATCACTATGGCCATCCAGACTCTAAGGTGCCATGCACCGAACATATTAGCGTTATTTCCCACCTCACATATGATGATCACTTCAAAGGACAAAAGTGGCAAGATTTTTTACCTCAAAAAATAGAAAATAAACTACATGAAGAATTTAATACAAATGCCGCTCGCGAAGCATTAAAGCGCCGTCACAGCAAAAACGATCT